TGAGCCACGAACTGCACCCCGAGTAGATAGTATTTGGGGGTTAACCTGAGCCCTTTTGAGTCCATTTAAGTATTTAAGGGCGAGTCTTGCCATTTCTTGAAGCTTTGGCCCGCCGTATTGAGAAGCTAGAACCTCTGATACCGCATACTGTAGAGCTATAAAGAATCCATTAGGCAAGTTTATAACATCATTAAGGTTATATTCTCCCATAACAATCTCATTAGATAGCCTATAATCAGCATTAATAGAAGAAAATACTTCAATAGTCATTAGTGGGTAGTTAGTCCTCACAGTGTACTTACTGCCAAGCCCTAGTGTTAAGCCCCCTGTATCTGAAAGATACTGAAGCCTTCCCGAGTCTGCCGATATTGGGTCAACGTATTCCATCGGGTACAGCTGACCCGCACCGCCTTGGGCTAGGTTTACAATCTTGTTAGGTCTTTTGATGAATACATCAGCGTATAAGAAAACACCTTCAGACGTGGTTAGCGTCATGTTGGAAAAATAAAGCTTTGACCCTGCTGTTATGTCGGGCCCAACAAATGAAGATAAAGTGGCATCGTAAACACTGACTGTAAATGTGGGGTCAGTTGAAACTTTACCTAGTGTCAATGTGCTAGAGCTTGGAATTATAAACTTATCGCCATTGTCTAGGGTCATCACAGCATCACTAAAAGCGGGTACAGTTCCCACGCTTGTAACCGTATTGGATAGTCCAGTTATTGTACCACTAACTAGGTTTGAAGTCTCCCCTGGGTTTTGTTCCAGGTGCTTACCTATTGTAAACGTACGTTCAGTAAGTCCTTCTAGTGTGAAGTCCGTTAAGTCTTCAGTGTAGGGTACAAGGGCTTCATTATCCCAAAAGGACAGAATACCGTTCATTTCATCCACTGCTTGTGAGGCTTCATTAGCTTCTAATGTTTCTTGTGGCTCAATAATACCCGCTGAACGTGCCGCTCGGGTGACTAAATCCCTTGCCGTCTTGGATGACACGCTGCTAGTCCTCTGCTTTTGCTAGCTCTAAAGCCGCCGCCGCTGCTGCTGCTTCTGCTTTTTTTCTGTTTGTGATAGCTGCCTTTTGCTGAGGTGTCAAAGGCGGTACAAGGGATTTACCTTTATACTGAAAGCCTATCTTGTTTAGTCTAATTTCGTCTTCTTGGTCTACAGCTAAAAATGTTCTGCCTCTGTCACCTGTAAATGTCAATGTCTTAGGATATTCCATTTGTTACTCCAATTTGATAAAAGAAGAGGCCAACATTATTACAGTTGGCCTCTTTAGTGATATTGTGAAGCTTAAGCGTTGGCTTACTCTTCGATGTAACGTACAGCTAGCTCTTGACGTAGGATTTGGTAACCAAACAATACATCTAAACGTGAAATGAATTTATTGTTCTTAGTGTCAAAGTCACGAACAAAGCGCAATGAAATACCGTCATACACTTGACGAGAAGCCATGTCCGTTCCTGTAGGTAGTACAAGGTCAGCAAAGCCGATAGTGAACGCATCTTTGTGGAAACCAACAGATTGAGCCTTAACACCCGCACCACCCGCCGTACCAATAAATGTAATTGCGTTACCAGTTGCAGTAAGTGACGATTGGTTTGCTTGTGCCGCCCAAAACTTATCGTCTTGAGTCGTGACGGTTCCAGGGACCGCATAAGAAACAGCGCCTAGTTCAAGACCACGGCTAGTAAGACGTGTATTGCCTGGGCCCGCACCAACTTCTTGATTCAGAGAACTATAATCAGCAATTGCTTGATACTTGATGGAAGTTGCACCACTAAGAGCTTTTTCAGCTACTACGAATTTACGAAGTGTAGCGTAAACCTTTTTAGTTTCATCATGAACTTCATAAACACCAGCTACGGTAAAAACAGTACCTAGTTCAACGTCAGCAGGGAGGACTGAAACAGTAAGAGCCGTTCCACCTTGCGTAAAGTTAGACCCAGCGGTTACACCTGCAAGGGCGTTATTGAGTGTGATTGTAGGGATGCGGCTAGATTGAACAAAATCAAACCCACCTGTTTTACCAATGTACCCCTCTGTGTACTGCTTAGAGATTGAAGAAGCTGATTGAAATAATCCTTTAGTGTCGTCAAGGATGCCCACTTGTTGGATTGGGTCAATCATGAAACATCTGTTTGCATCAGCAGGGGCTAGATTTTGGTCCATAATAGCCTTAGCCATTACAACATCTTTCCAAACAGGTGCCGAGCTTGAAACAGTCGCAGCAATACCATTCACCATACTTAGCGCCGTAGCCTCAACAGTGGACGCCAATTGAGCCATAGCGGGCTCAAGAACGTTCTTAGAGAAGTTATCTAGACCTAGTGTAAGCTCAGTAGAGCTAAAGTCAAAATCTACACCAAGAAGCTTGGTAAGAGTCAGCTGTGTATTTGTTTCACGGAAATCTTGAGCATCAGATACATCACCCTCACGAGTAATAAACTTAGCAGGTTTTCTAATACGGATTGAATCACCAATAGAGGCGCCATCAGTAGAGAAAGATTTGTCGTATTGACGGTTAATTTTACCCACAAAGGATAATTTTTCATGGAGGATTCGTAAACCCTCTTTTGTGATTTGGTCAGCTGTTAATATTTGATTAGCCATGTGTTACCTTTTAGTTTAGTGTGTTTTGGACTATCGCCCTAGTTATCCATGCACTTTCCTGGACCTTGCTTTCATCCAATCATCGATGGACATACTCGATTCAGATACTCGTGCTCTTCCCTTACCTCTGTTCTTAGGGGTAGGAGAAGCGTTTGTGGTTGCTGTTTCCTTAGCTTTAGGCTCTACTGCCTCTAGCTTCGCTTCAAGCTTCCACATATGTTTGGTTCTTTGGTTCTTAGTCATCTCTAGGATAGAGTATGCCTCATCAGGATTACTAGCCAAGTGAAACGCTATCCTTGGACCTATAGCAGACTCAGTAATCTCTTGCAATACATCGGCGGGGAACTCAACATCAAGCGAGCTAACAACCTCTGTATAGTTTGGCATTTCTTCTTGAAATGACTGTAACTTCGTGCCCCAAGCTTCAGATGCTTTAGATGACGCCGCCTTTTGAGCATTATCAGATTGCATAGCTTCGTCCCTTTTATCGAACAACGCTTGTGCTTTCTTATCTATTTGCAGTTCCATCCATTCATCATCAGTATAATCATCTCTGTTTAATTCTGGTTCTTTATGGTTGGATTTCTGATTTGCCTTAAGTTCATCAATTTCACGCTGCATCTCCGCTTTTTGGCGAGTCATAGCTGCGAATCTCTTGGTTACACCTTTGGGCAACTGTTCTTCTTTAGGTTTCTCAACTTCTTCAGGTGCCCCTGTTTCCGCTTCTTCCCCTGTAGGAACCTCACTGTTTATACTGTTAGTTTCAGTAGGCTTTTCGGTGCCTTCATCCTCGGATAAATCTAGGTGTTCGATGATTTCTGCGTCCATCACACTCTCCTATAGAGTTAAGTAGCAAAGTTGTACCGCAACTAAGAACGGTTATAAACAGAATCTATCACCTTGCATAAAGCAATAGATTCTGACTATAATTAAAATATACCTATTTTTTTACGTTCATGCCAAACTTATTTTAAGCGGCGGGCTCAGGCTTACTAGCGAGCTCCGCTTTTGCCACCTCTGCGGCTGCTTTAGTGAAGTTACCTCTTGCGTCCGCTTCAATCTGCGCCGCCTGCCTATCATCGGCAGAAGTTTCTTGTATCCTAACAGCTGCGATTTTAGCCTCTGCCTTGATAATCTCCTCTTGGATATCGGTGCTTCTATCTTTCTCATTATCAATGATTTTAGTTTGAAGTTGGTTAAGGGTAGCCTTAAGCTCTGCATTCTCAGCTTCCAACTCTTGAGACTTCTGCAAGGTTTCTTCTGCGTTAAATCCTTCTTGTAGTGAAGCGGGCAACATTTTCTCAAGCCTATCAGCAATTTCACCTGTACCTGGCAAATCAAGGTTCCTAACTAATTGGTCACGCATTAGAGGCATAGCTGTAGGGTCCACTTGGGCTATTGCTAGAATCGCCTGGATAGATTGGGTCTTCTTATCAGCGTGTGCTGGCCCGCCGTCCGTGGTTACGTCCATAGACCTAAGGACTTGCGGTGTTATTATCTCGGACAAGTTCGCCATTATCTTCTGAACTTCTCCGTGTTCGTCACGTACTGATATAAGCCTAGGGGTATCATAAGCATATGGTATCGTGTGTAGCACCACACGAGCCACTTGTGCTAATGATTGCCTAAAGTTTGACGCATATTGAGCCGTGTTAAGCTCGCCTTGCGATTTACGAGTCAGTACAGCCAACCCAGTCTCTTGTGATGTTTGTTTATCACCTAGTTGATTGTCAAATATCCCCGACGCTCTACCCATATCCGCTTGTGCCTGGTTACGAGACTCAATAAGTCCTGTAGATTGCACTGTATTATTGGCCCTCTGAGGTGCACCAATGGGAGTACCGTCGATACTTGTAGCCTTGTAAGGGAGGAAAGAGTGGTTCTTTGTGTTAGCTGTGGCCCAAATATCAGTATACTTGGCAATCTGTGACTCTTCAGCGATGTAAGGCGCTTTAGGTGCAAGAGAAGCTAGTTCAGCCTCATTTGATGCGTAAAAGTTAACCATCTTCTGTGAGTCTTTCACCCAATGTACGATACCAGCCCAAAGGAAATTACCAACATCACCCGAGTGCAACCTATCACCATAAAAAGGAATAAGGGGTATAAATGGTAGCGGCAAAGTGGATTCTTCCACAAGCAATTGACCCACAAAGCGGTAGCACCTACACACTTTCTTATCAATCATGCGTGAACGCTTCAAGATAGCGCCCTCAATCTCTTCGTCAGAGTATGAATCTTGACCCTCGTACCAATAGCGAGGCGCTTTCTCTGTCTCCATAACGTAATACATTAAATCCGCCACTGAATCTTCAGGGACCGTCCAATTATCATAAACGTTTATGCCCTCAAGCGCTGTGTTACCTATATCTTCACCAAACTCTTCTTTAGCTGATTTGGCATCTATGTATTCAACCTGGACGCCATAATTTGCATCTGAGCCGTCTATCATGTTTGAATAAGGGTCTAAAAATACAGTTAAGGGATTACGCACAGGGTCAATACAAATCTTTTGGTCTAGCCCTTCGTCATCATCATAATCTAAGCCTATCTTGACAAACCCAAATCCACACGTTACGGCGTTCTCATAAGCTATATCGTATGACTCTTGAGCCCTTGACTGATACTCTACACTTCTAAAAATATCACTCACAAGCTCCGTGAACTCTTCGTTCTCACTTGATACCTTAATGCCCATTGGGTGTATTCTGAGTGGGTTAACCACGTTATTAATCAGGGTTCTTGTGAAGTTCATAACCAGGCTAGGCCTATCATCTTCTTCACGCTCCGCTTCCGTGTCGGGGTCCCATTGATAGCCCGAACTAAACTCTAGCTCCCTATTTGCCTTGTCGTATTGCTCAGACCAAAAGCCGTTAAGGGTGTGAAGCCTATCACGAAGCTCAGCCCTTATGTTGTCAGACTCAATGCTAGAGGGTTTCTTCTTGTTCTTTTCATCCATTTGATACTCCTTTTATTAACCCATGAATCCTCTACCCCTACGATTACCGCCAAGGAGAGCATCTATTAATTTCTGTTCATTCTTATGTGACAGCGCTCTTATGTCTATTAGAGTCATAGCTAGAGCATCGGGCACATCAGGCGAGCGCTTGTTTCTTATCCTTAAAACTTCTTTACTCACTAGAGCCTTGCGGCCCTGGCTGTCTATAAAGTATTCTATTTCTGTACAGTCCGAGTAATCGTCAAAGTTAGGTATTTTTCCAACCTTGAGCCATTCAGCCATTAAACACCAGGATTCAGTCCTAGAGTTTGCATATTTTTTGGGCTTAGATGCGTTGTTTGCTCCGTTGAAGTCCATCACAGGACATACAGACTCTAGAGCTTCTTTCAAGTGGTCCATTATAGGCCCGCCCAATCCACAACCATCCACCACAAGCGCCTCTATCTCAAAAGGTAGCAGCGACTCTATCACAACACGCTCTAGATTTGGAGCTGATAACCCTTGCCACTTACGAGTTAGTAGTATTTCATGACCCCTACGGATAATAAGTACTGATTTATCCTTACCATACCTAGCGACGTCTAGCGCCCCCACTATAGGCTCTGAAGTATCTACGATTATTGTACGTTCTGAAGCGTGTCGTATAACTACAAGCGGTATAAGCTGTGCATCTGCATTAGCATCAAGGAAGCTAGCTCCTAGCTCTTGGTCTGCAAACTCGCCCGAATACTCGGCGTAGATTCTCTTTAGGTACTCAGGAGGTAGGAAAGGGTTATCCCTGGTTGTTGCGTGTATAAAATGGGTTGACTCTTGCAAATGTAGGTCGTAGACCCAATTCTTACCCCTGGGTGTAGTGGTGAGCCAAATTTGATAAGGGAACTTACCACGCCTAAGCCTACCACAAAGAACTTCATAAGTATAGCGGTCATACAGTGCAGCCTCATCGAGTATGGCATTATCCACAGTAACACCACGCATATTTTCCACAGAGTCCATTGAGAACCCCATGATTTTTCCACCTGTCTCCTCCACTTCAATAACCATGTCGGCTTTGTAATAAGTGCAAGCTATCCCATGGTCCCTGAGCCTCTGTAAGATTTCCGCAAACATCACGAGCTTTAATGTCTTGTAACTCTGAGCCATCACAATAGTGTGAGCTCCAATAGCGAGCTGCTGACAGGCCTTTTCAGACGCTACAAAGGATTTACCCGAACCAATACCCGCCAGGTATAGAACAACAGGCGACTTTGATTGAAGAAACTCTTTCTGTTTGGTGGAAATCTGTATTTTAGCCATAGAGTCTAAATGGCTCTTCTTGGGTCCATATTCGGGTTCATTTGGTGATTCATGCCAGGGCCATTAGGCATCGGTGCCTGTGGCTGCCCTAAAGCTTCAAGAGTTGCAGGTCTTTGAACCATTTGCAGTGCACGATCAAACCCATCACGTAAGTTCTCATGGTGCGAAGTCCGCTTCTCTTCTGATAGCACTCGGGCTTGTGGGTTATCTTGTGATTGATAACTTGGTACGCCAAACTCAGCCTCTGCCGCTAAATCCATGTCATCTAGCCCAAGGCCACCTAAATCTTCTAAAAGCATAAGCTTCTCCTTATTCCTGAGTAGGTACTAAAACCTCTTCATAGGTCATTTCTATTTTAGTTGTCTGCTTGACGCTTGAATCAATCTCTTGCTTGTCTCTCCAACCGTATCTATTTTTCATATTCATATACCACATGGTGGAGTTTATCTCTTGAGAGTCCACACCCGAACGCCCTTTCTTCTCCCACCAGGAGTTTGCAAAGATGCGTCCACTTTTTATGGTAACCGAAAACGCTTCCTCCTCTTCTAGCCATCTATTCCAGAGGTCATCTGAGAAAGTCCCTCTTTTTTGCCAAATCAGAGCTTTTATTTCTACATCACTAGCACCATCAATATATAGGTCTATAATTTCCTTAGCCCATCCCCTCCACAGGTCTAGCTTACTTTTGGGTCTCCCTACTTTCTTTTTTGCTGCTGCCATGCTTCACTCCTTATTGAGTTATTAAACTACTTAAGGGACTAACAACTAAGTTAGACCCTCCTGTATGATGTAAATATATGTTCTTTAATGGTGCTATGGAGATAATACGTTAATTCTTTAGGTTCATCCATGCCACAACCGCACTAACAGGCATCAAAGGTACAGCTAATACCCTGACCACTTCCTCTTTATATCCAGGCTCAAAATCAGCAGTTGTTAGCTTGTAAACGTTCGTCCCCCAACTTACGAGTAAGAAAAGTGATATAAGTAGAGTGTAAAATGCTTTCATAGTTACCCCTTGATTACGATAATCTAAAGATAAGCTATAAATGTGAAAAGGGCAACCTTTTACAGTTGTCCACGTTTTCTACTTCGCTTCCTCAAACCTTTCCATGTCACCCTTGACACACTTCCTACCTATTGACACGCCTTTTTCATTAAGTACATCGTTACACGTTTCATCAACATCAAATCCCTCTTCACCCTCTTTGTGGCAATGCCTCCCAACTTCGTTTAGGTTCTCGTCTAACATAGGGACACATCTTTCAGCTACTTGTGCCTCTTTCTCTTCCTCCCCTGAGAATAGGCAACCAGTGAGTAGGGTCGCTGTTGTTGCTATTGTAATAATTGATATTGTTTTCATA